GTGTCAGTCATATCGTCCTCACTCATTTCATCTAAATCAACTATTACATTTTTGGGTTGGAAAGTTGGGTAAAAATATCTATCGGTTAATGAGTATTGTTCACATTCGTCATCGCTAAAATCTAAACTGTATATGGGCATTTTATAGTATATTATATATTATAAAATTTATATTGTTTTGTATAACATTTTTTTATTACGTAATGTATATAATTTCTTACGTTTGGTTAACTCTCGTTTACGTTCGGCTTTCTTCTCGGCTAAAATTTGTTTATTGGTACGATAAACAAACATAAATATTCTGGTTATCATTTCCATCATTGGGTTAGTGTCTATCTCAAACTGACGATAGACCATAAGCCACTTTATAGTATCCTGCCAAGTTTCAAATAATTGCTTTAATACTTTCTTCTGAAAGATTTTCTTTACTCCTTTATCGTACTTTAAATAATAAGGTGGTTCATAATCGGTTAATTTAACGGACGAAATTTCCTCTATTTTACACATATATATATATGTACTGTATATATGTATATTCTTAAATCATTTTATATTTTTTTTTAATTTAGTAATGGGAACATACTTAATTGGTGGTGGGGTTGGTTCCTGTTTAACCATTTCAATTTCCGCTACGACTGGGGGTTTAACCTCATCTAATAAACCAACCTCAATTAGTTTATCAGTTACCTGTTCCAATTCTGGGTTAACTGGTTCGGGTTTTACTTTAGCCTGTTTCTTTAGTTGATAGTATTCTTTAGCCTTTGCTCGTTTGTACTCTAAAAAATCAGGGTCTCTTGTTTTACGGTTTTGATAATATTTTTTACGCTGTTCATTAACCTTATCTTTATTATTCTCTCTATATTTCTGTGTCGCTCGTTTCTGAGCGGGTGTATATGAACTATATTTAATTATCGGTTTATTTGTTTCTTCCATTATATATAATGTTATATAATGTTATATATTTAAACCTATTTATTTATGACGTTTATATCTACGGGTATTTTAACGCCTTTAAATGCGTCCTTACCACCTCTTTCATCTTGGTCTGAAATATCATTCACAGGCTTTATTACCTCTATATCTTGTCTCAAATTTGGGTCTGAACTACGAAAGAAATGTTTTAAAATGAATTCATTTTTCTTAAAATCAATTGATACGTTAAGGTCGTCAAATAACCCTACAAAATCGTTTACATCGGTGTGCAAATCCTTTGTTCTATAATCCGATGCATTTATATAATGCCCTAATGCTAGACAATACCAACCACAGGCATTATTCATAAGACTTTGAACATCTCTAGTCGTATGTGGAACATTTGCCCGACCTGTAGTATTTTTAATTACCTTCTTTACATTCTCGCTAGGCGGTGCTCCATATGGGTCAAAGAAAATGCATTCTTTAGTTCCGTTTGGGTATTGGTTACATTGACAAGCCGTCCAATGTGTACCATCGTTTTGGTTTCCTTCTTCGTCTTCTGCATCTTCAAGATTGACTATATAAAATTTATTAAAATCTAGTTTTGGTGGTAGTTCGTCTTTAAAAAATACACCACCAAGAGGAATTGACATTTTCTTTGCAAGTTGTTCTATATCTGTATCTGTAAGGGACATTTTATGTATATATTATAATATATATAAATTCTTAAACCCTGTTAATATATAGAAATTTATAAAAATTAGAAATATACATAAAATATATACTTTACATATGATGCATCATACTTTGATATTGGGGAGGGAAGAAATGCTGAAATTGGAAATTTGCTGAAAATGGTTGACTTTCTAGTGCAGGTGGTACAAATGAGGATGATGACCCAATCATACCCCCACCTCTACCAGTTATAGCGTGTTCCCTCATATGACTATGTCGTCTTAATCCTTCACCACTAGACATTCTAGAAGCGATAGAAGATGCGTTCATATCTGCTTGTGATTTATGAGCGACTGCATTTGCTAAACCAGCCTGACGTAAATAATCGTAATTGGTACCTAATTGATTATTTAATTGCTCGGTCATTTGAGCGTGAGCGTGTTGTTGTGCCATATTGTTAAGTTGATTACCCTTAACTCCAGATTTACCTAAATATCGCTGAGGATGGTCTAAAAAATCACTTGCTAATGCCGTGCCTCCTGCTACTGCAAATGGAATTCCAGGAATTAATTCAGGTTGGACTGCTCCAAGGGCTACACCTCCAGCAGTTAGTGCTGTACCTATACCAGCCTTAACTAGTGGTTTAGCATAGTCGCCCATTCTATACGCCATATCTTTAATACCCGCTTTCTTCAAGTATTTGTCACCGACATCTCCAAAGATACCCGACCCAGAAATAGTAGGGGCTGTTTCTCCTCCTGCTTGTGGGTGATTTGGGTTTTGAATTGCTACAGGCGTACCGCTTGACGCTTGGGCATTTGCTTGCAATTCTGGAGGCGATAAGGCAATTTCAGCCCCTTTACCTTTAGAGAATGCCCGTGCTACAATATTATACGTTGATGGATGAACTAATAAATTAAAACCAGTCCCCTGTTTAACTCGGACTGGTTGACCTCTTCTAAGTTTAGAAAGTTGTGCTGGTGATGCGTGGATTGGTACGTGATACATTATATCAATGTATTGTGCTAAATTGTTAAATCAATATAATTTAACAAATAAATAACGCTTTTAATGATTAAATAAATACAAATGAACAATAAATAAACTATATTTGTGCTTAAACTCGGGCTCCAGTTAGGGCATCAATATTAATTGAGTTACCATATTCAATGAAACAGTATAAATCAATTGCTCGTGCAGAAGAGTTTTGACCCAAGATTTGAATTGATTTAGGAACCGTTTCCTCAACTGGTAACATTCTTTCAACGTTGACGTAATAATAACAATAATTCATATCAAACGCTTGTCTGTCAATCAATGCAGACGTGATACCATCGGTTAAGCCACCATTGACAGCATTTTGACCATATAGTTGATTATTGAATTGCTCAAAGTTATAACGCTCAATATTATAGATAGCATTTTGACCAGACACTTGAATATTGAAATTTGTAAGTGAGCATAGTGGGGATGTTGGACCAGTTCCCGCTGGGTCAAATGGACTTTGCCAAACTGGGGTTCCTTGTAAGAAACCTGTATTATCATTATTGATTGCAGTTGCAGCACCTGTTGAAGCGGCAGCTGCCGTGCCAGATGATGCAGAATAAAATGGTAATATCAACACAGATTTAATATTTGCAATACCATTTGTCAATAAATTGTTAAAAATTCCACCAGACCCACTTGCGGCATTAATAACTTGGTATTGGTAAACATCGGTATATTTAATTTGTTTGACAGGTGATGATAAATACGCTTGTTCAAAGATTGGGTTAAATGTATATGCTGGAATATATAAATATATAGATTTACTAGATTGTCCTGAAAATGCATTGCCACCATATACGGAGTTTAATGTTTGATTTAAACAAACAGCCCCAACACTAACATTAGAAACATAATTTAACGTTACGTCTCCTGCAGTAGTTACGTATGCGGTAGGAGTTGTTATATTTGCGAATAATGCCTGACCTCCTGCAGGATATGCTGCCAACTCTGCCGCGGCACCTGATGCAACATTAGACCCTACAGTTACAACTGTATTTGTTGAACCTGATGCAATCATTAACGGATTTGTACCTCCAAGTGGATTTGAAACAGCACTACATTCTAAACTATTACAAACAATTGATGTTGCACCGGCGGCAGTTGTTGACTTTGTAGAAAATGATGTAGATGTGTTATTTAAATTCATTGTCATTTTCATAAAAACACCCTTTAATAGTGGACACATATTGAAAAATGAATGTATATGTTTTAAATAAACAGTCGCTACGATAGTATAACACAAATAAGCACCATTTCCTTCAGCCGGTGTAACGGTTGCGGCACCTGCAACTAATGCAGCCGAATATGGACCAGTTGACCGCTTACTAATATTTGATTTCCATAATAAATCTAAATTTCTAATTAAACTGTTGTATGTTGTAGTTGATATAGCAGTTCCAACTGGTTGTAATGTTGGATAACCACCAACTGTTCCAGTTGTTGACAATATGTCAAAATTAATATATTGTTGTCGTTTATATAATCCACTATTAGCAATTTCAAAACAATTTAATTGTGTAATTGGTGCTACTGCTGATACATTGTTGTTATTATTAACAGTTCCTTGTCCGGAACTACTGATACCAGTGGATACATTTGTTTTTGCAACTGGTACAAATGAGAACGATAATGGATTATCGGGATAAAACCCGATAGTGGTTCCTTGAGTGGAGACATCGTTTAAACTCAATGATGTCATCAATTTGAAAGAGTTCCAAAAGTTTATATAAGGAGTTTGTTGAATTATAGTCGTTCCATTGTAGTCCAAAGTGAAGCTGTGGATGATTTGTCCGAACCAATTCTTAAGTCCAATTGCATAATCACCTGCTTTAGAAAAATCAAGTAAAGGAACCGCCGTGCTTACAGCAGTACCGCTTTTTCCAGAAACTAACCCAAGACTAATAAGAAACGGTATACTTAAATATGCCTCACGGTAACTCATATATTTATTAGAGTTAGATAACTGGGATGTATCTAACACTGATTGATTGTTGTTGTAATTTTGATTTTGATTGTCCAAAATGTTAATCCAATCTTTACGAACGAATACATTAGGGGAACCTTCTATTTCTTGGGCTAAATCAAATACTAATTTATCAGACATTGTTATATATGTATATAATAGTATCGTATATTTTAAACAGATTTTAATATTAGTGTATTACTATATGGAAATTTGTATATTACGTTTCTTTGGACGACCAGAAACGGTTGAAATATTAAGTTTAGAAAGTTTTTCACCTAATTTTTCTAATCCCGAACCAGTAGAACGGGTCGTCCCTCTACTATAAGGATTTATTCCAGTTGTGTGTATATAATCATCAATATCTGAATAAGATGACCCTGCACCACCACCACCAGACCTTAATAATACTGAACCCATACCTCGTCCTGTAATTGGTTGAGAATTTAATGTTTTAAGCCTTGAATTACTGAAAGGTAGTAAAGAATGTTTAATTATGTTATGAACCATTTATAAGGTATTTATATATCGCTCATTTTAGATATCTTTTAATTTTGCCTTAACTAGTATATTACGATATTTTAATAAATTTTTTATAATACCGTCTATAGTGGACAGTTTAGAATATAATATTTTCTCTTTGTTCATCTCTGTATCATTCTTAATATCTAATATTATCTTGTTTCGTTCAGACGTGAAAGTTTCAAATAATTGATTTATATATTGTTCATTTATATCGTTCATTTTGTGTATATTTCTATATCTATATATATTCTTAAATAATTATAAATATATATATTTTATAGAAATAGAAATATACAGTAAATATAGTGTTTATTTATTTTGTACCTAACATACCCTCACTAACATCTCTGATTGTTAATAATATGGTCATATTAGGGTCATTGACTATTAATGGTTGAAGGTTATTTGATAATAGCGACAATCTCAATTCATTATACGTTCCGTCTATTAACTTATTCCACATAAAATTCGGAGGCACCTCAAATATTTGCTGTCCAACGTTTACGGCTGGATTTAGAGAGTATATAATACTTGATGGTTGTGAATATGGATTATTAATATTCGTAATAGAGAATAACACATTATTATATGGTTGTACGTTTGGAGGAGATGATGATATATATGAAAGCGTTCCTGCTCCATTTTTAGCGACAAGGTCATTTGGGTTAGATGGTGGGGCATATGCATCGTTTAAGTTTGCATTTGTTACAAAGTTTGGTGTATAACCAACAATTACATTAAAATTTGGTGGGATGGTTACTACTGAATTTTGTTTAATGGTTGGAAATCCAGGAAAGTTTAAAGGGGTCGTTGCTCCAACTGGTAGTGTTGTCGGTATAAGATAAGTGTTTATCTGTATAGCGTACCTTGATGCATTCACTAGAAATTCAATAGGGTAGTAATTTAACCCACCAAGCGTCCAATATAGCCCATTTTGGATACAAAACCATTGAATATAGTCATTTATTGTGGTTATTTCATAGAAACCATCCGGCAATAATACAGTATACGTTGTCGTTACTGCTCCAGCCGTCCAAGTAAATGTAAAATAGTTATTAGTGTTTGTTTGGGTTATATTGAACCAAGAATAATATAACGATATAGATGACACCGCTATATATTTATTAGTTAGGTTTACAGAGTTAGGGAACTTGTATATTAATTTATTATTTTGTCCGTCAGGCACAATATTAGTTGAATTCAAAACTATCACAAACATTATTATATTATATACATATAATACAAAATTTAAATATAATTATATAACTCGCTTAATAGTGGGCATATGCTTTGTTAAAGCAATACGATTGTGACGGGAATATGTATTTTCTAAACCTCGTCCCCGTGCTCCTAATGCTTTCATACTGGTTAATGAATGTTTATGACTGGTTTTAAATCCTTCACCGTGTGGTAAAACTAAATTAATAGGGACTTGTGACCCGCCGAAGAAAAAAGGTGGTTGCATAGTATTACTAGTCATTTGTGGTAAAATTGCATTTTGATTTTCAATTTTTGGAAAGTATCCGTAAGTTCCTGCTGAAGACATTATATAAATATAGTATCAATATAAATTTAAGTTAATAACCTAATTCGGCTAAGTCGGTCAATAAATCTGCTACTTGTGATTTTGGTAATTCTCCAGTTTTAGACATTTTCAAAATTAACACTTTGAATTTTTTAACTAATTCTTTGCTATCATTCCCAGACATTATCTCACCTTTCATAACTTCAAATTGATGGTTGTCTTTCTCTTGCTGGTCTCTAGACGGAGCGGGGATATTTATTTTATCTATTATGTCAGATTTTTTAGATACGTTATATAAATACTTACGCTCTTCTGGTGTTAAATTTGACATATCTTCAAATGACGGTAAACCACCACCGACAATATGTTTAATTACCTTTGTTAAATTTGGTGACATTTTATATGACGGATAGCCTGCTATATTTGACCCCGATATTGTTTTAATACTCATAATATTGTCATTCAGTTTGTTTGTATTGACTACGTGTTTGCCTAATTTAACCCAGCGAGGCGAAGGTGCAATGCCTTGTGAGAAATCAACTTTATCTTTAAACGGAACAGAAATACCTCTTCCTTTAGGTCTTCCCCTTCTTCTACGAACTCCATTACCCTGTCCTCCTCTATCTTCCATTTGTTGGACAGCAGTTGCTTGTAAAATACCACGTCGCCCACCGGCATATCGTGGTTGTTCATCTTCATCTTCTTCATCTTCATCTTCTTCGTATGTTTCACCAGGTAGCCTGAAATCTTTAAATCGCGGTTTCCCAAATTCAAATGAACGGTCTTTTAGTTTTGAACTTGCTAAATCATTTATAATTGGTGCCTTTGCAATAAATGACTTATAAATTCTATCAAATTCTGCCTCTAACGAAGATTTATTTTCTTCGGAAAGAAGGGCTGTTTTATTATAATGTTTTGTAAGTAGTTCCCAAATCTCGGCTTGTCTATCAGATTTTGTTATAAAACGTTGTTCTAAATTTCTAAATTTTTCATATTCTCTAGACGATAAAGCATAATCGTCTATATGTGATAAAACAGGTGCAAAATCTTTTTCTAATTCTTCAATTCTGTTATGTTGTTCAGTTAACACTTCAAACCTCGCCGATAAATCAGCAGAGAATGCATTCATATCGTCTTTCTCTCGTTGTGTGTAAATATCTGCCTGTGGTTTAAACTTTTTTATTGGTCTGTTTAATAATTCTTTACTCGTTTCCAATAAACGTTGATTTCGTGCGTTGAATGCAAAATCATATGACTTATTTATATTTTCAATAATTTGTTTTAATATATCTACGTCTGGAATTAAACTATCCAAATTTATTAATATTTGATTTATCAAACCATTATTTTGATTTACCTTTGCACTTCTCAATTGATTTATAAATGCCGTGAAATTTTCAGGTTTCGGGTATTCTTTAAGCGTATCTATATACAACATATATGAACCATAAATTGCTTCATTTAGTGGATTTTCTGAAACAATTGATGTTATAAAATTCATAAATTCTTTCGGATTTGAACTAACGTCTTGATATTCAATACCCCCGTCTACATTAACTGTCCCAAAACGATATAATGTAGTTCCCATTACCAAATCGGAATATTTTTTCATTTTATCTCGGATATCATTAATAATTCCAATATCGCCTTGTTTATTTTGTGCAACTGCAGATAATTCAGCAATCAATTGTTTATAAATTTCTACAAGTTTCTGTACATCATCCATACCACCAACAAAACTACGCCCAGTTTGTTGGTCAAATATTGATTTAGATGTATCACCAATAGATTTATTTTTACTATATGCTTCAACAACATAAGCAATAAATTTTGCAACATCGTTTTCATCTCCTTTGATACCGAATGTATATATTTTAGTTAATTGTTCAACTAAATATTTAGCCCGCTGTGCAAAGAAATTGAATAATGACCCATCGGCATTGTAAGGACTATTTTGAATACCTTGTAAAACACTTTGAGCCATTTGACTATCCATAATTGGTTTAAGTGTACCGATTAAGGTAACTTTCATTTTTTCAATGTCTCCTAATTTTTCAGAGGTTGTTCGGTTATCAGGCATTGAACTTTGAGGTGGTAATTGACCGGTAGCCTTATAAACTTTATTTGCTTGTAAATTCATATCGTTGATATTTGCCGTTAACGATAATGTATCCATATATCGTTGTCTGTACATATCAGGGTCTTTAGAATATTTATAGGGTTGTCCGCTCATTTATATTATATAATGTATACTATAAAATATAAATTGTTTTCGTTTATTTTAATAAAAATTATTAATTAATATGTGTAATTCGGTTATTTTGAATTGGTAAAGATGATATGTCCATTTCTGGAGAGAGTATGTCTCTACAAACTATATGATTAAATCGCTCAGTGACTTGGTCTGGTGTCATTTTTTCAATGACCTCTTCACAGGTCTTAATTAATAATTCCTTGTCTTTGTTTCTCATATCTTTAGGATTTAAAAATAGGGGCTTGTCTATTATATCAAGGGCTACTATTTTAACCTTCATAATAAAGTTTCTTCTTTCTAATTTTTGAAATTCTTCATCACTGACTATTTCGGGCTCTGTATGTAATTGACCCCTAACCGAACCAGCGGGAGCCATAGGTTCCTCTTTCTGTAATTCTTCACACTCCCGACACTTCGTTTCATTTGTATCGTCTGTTATATGTATATTACTAATACTATGATTTATACTATCTTCTAAATAATCTTTTAATTCTTCCATTGTGTATATATACATATAATATCATATATTTAAATTATATGAATTACAAGAATTTAATTCTGGTTTATGTAAATCAATATAATACTGTTCCTTTGCTTTAGCCTCCATATCGTTATCACAGGGATAGGTTTCTAATATTTCCATATCAAAATTATCCCAACCACCGAAATGTCGTATAAATCTATATAGTTTCGTACGGTATAACTTACCTACTCTATTATTTACATTCTTCTTGTGTTGTGAACGTCTACGGCTAAAGTTTACACTACTACCAACATATTTCTCCTGTATATTTCTATTTTTATGTCTTATCATATATATTACAAATTTAGAATATTTCATATAATTAGAAATATACAGTAGATATTAAGTTTATTTTTTTCTCATTGCTCTAATCCTCGCCATATGGTCTTTAGCCTCTTGTGACCCTTTCTTAAATCCTTTACCAACTGGTATTGGTTCGCCATATCCGGCGGATTTTAGGGCATAGTTACCTACTTGTCCTGCTAGATTATTAACGGCTGGTTGCATAGATTTAGGGACGACTTTATTATATGCTTTGACCAAATCATTTTTTAGTTTACCACCCTTTACAGGTATAGGGTTACCCGAGTATCCCGCTTTATCTAGGGCATAATTGCCGACTTGTCCTGCTAACTCGTTAACGGCTGGTTGCATAGATTTAGGAACGACTTTATTATATGCTTTGACTAAATCCATTTTTAGTTTGCCTCCATTCATATCACGTCTAGCGTTATGACTACCTACGTCAATATGTATAAGGTCGCCTGCACTTTGAGACTTACGAGGTCTACCTCTACCTCTCATACCTGTTCCTGCTTTACTATCAACATAGTTTGCTAAATATTTTCCACCCAACGACCCTAACTGTGAACCAGCGAAACCACCCAATGGACCAAATTCTGACCCAGCCATACCGCCTAAAGCACCGGTTACAGCAGGTATACCGTTATTAACTAAAGCAGAGGCTAAACCGCCTTTCTTTGCAGTTATATATGAACCTGCCTTATTAAATGCAGATTTCATTTTACTACCTATAGAGCCACCTCTTCCAGCATATAACCCAGTACCACCATATAGACCACCACCACTCCCACCAGCATAAAGCCCTTTACCTTCTTCATCGCTATCACTACCACTATCACTATCGCTTTCAGGATGTATGATAATATGTTTTCTTAATTTTCCACCTTTGACTGTGTACATTTCTGAAATATGCCTCATTGTTATTATAGATATATAATATTATTTATTTCTTATATCCTTTAGGATATGAATGCTAGTTTACGAGCGTTTATATCCAATTATAAACTCTATTTCTCCGCCTGCTCTTTGTGTCCGATATTCATATTTATTTTCATCTGGTTCCTCTTGTCTGAACCGATAATGATTTGGTTTAATGTCAATATCACATTTAAATTTATGTTGTTTTATCCAACATTCAGCGTCTTGTTGTTTCCATTCTGGGCGTTTAAATAATATTGATTGAATGTGTGACGTTTTCTTATTCATTTTTGTTTTAATTCCCACGCCTTTAATTGCTCTGTCAATAATACCGCCGAAATTAGTTACGCCTTTCGCTACTGTACCTAATACTTTATTGTTAGCAAATAATTGACCTGTATCTTGTTTAATCCATTGATAATCTTCTTGATTTCCCCAACCATTAGCAGTTAATAAGCCCATAATATAATCTTGACAGTTATTGTAATGTGGGTCATAAACAAAATAATCTTTGCCCATTTTTTCTTGTCCTTTCTGTAAAAATGATTTCAAAGTTGTTGTATTGTTTGGTAACGATATTATTTTAGTTTCCGTATCGGGTGGTAATGGTGAATTAACGGCAGAGTTAATAGTTGCATTCTTTTCAAATAATATTTTATTTCCATCATTGAGTGTAAGATATAAAAATAAATGAAATAATTTATCATATGGTTTACGGTTCATTCCTTCTTGGAATGTTCCACCACTTACAACATTTAAAGCCCCTGTTATTGCTCCTGGAACGGGTGCACGCCCTACAGTAACACCAGTTATAGTATTATTAGCGTATTTGTTTATTATTTCTCGTACTGGTGGTAAATAATCATCAACTCCGTTAATTACTTTACCTGCATAATTATAGGCAGATGTTAAACCAGTATCTACGGCATTGACAGCCGTTGTTAAACCACTTTCTATTTTATTTCCTACTTTAGAAAATGTTTCACCGACTTTCTTAAACATCTTATCAATGTGGATTTTACCACCCGCTATCCCTTTGCCGTGCTTTTCATAAAAGAATTTTGATAAATCCTTATCAAGATAATGTTTAGAATGCAATATAACATTTTGTAATCGTAGTTTAGATGCTTTAGATGTCTTCAATTTCATATCGTTGTCAAAATAACTATGTGGAATATTGACAATATGTTCATCGTTTTGAAATATATGAACTAATTTATCTTTTGATTTTTTATTATCAACGATTGTTATATTGTGATGCTCTTCTTCTTTTGCAGGTGTTTTCATTTTAGTTTTGGTTTCACTGACATATGCTTTATGAGGTTTATATTCTTCTTTCTCGGTTTTAACATATGTTAGATGTGGTCTATCAATTTTCCTTATTAATGGTTTACCGTCTAGTTTATTGATAGCATTTACAACGTTGAACTTTGCTTTTGCTAATTCAAAATCTTTTTCATCTAAATAGTCCATTTGTTCTTTTAAAGTTTTAATCTCGTCGGCATCTTCGGCGTTATCTAGTTTTACACCTAATGCTTCAAATGCTTTAATATTTACTTTCTTCTTAGCGGTTAGACTTGTAAACAATAAATGTAATTGTGATTTATTCATTGCTTTGATGTTACCAGCGTGACCTATCATTTGCCCCTGTTTGTCAATTGTTTCTGGGATTTTCTTCATACCATATAGCGACACCATTTTATTATTGACCGCCTCTTCTGCTGTAGCGGGTCTATAACTTGTACGCCCTTTCTTTGGTGGGTCTTCTCCAAAGAAAACATAAAAATAAGCCTGAACGATATTTCCTAAGCCGTGTTCTTTTTCAAATTTTCCACCCACGGCTCGGGGTGCCTTATGTTGTGCCGTATTAGTCATATGCATTATTACATTAGAACCGGTCATTTTCTTTAATCCTTCAAGACGTTGCATATTATCATATACAGCCTCTTGCATATTTGCTAATTCATCACTATCATCTCCAGCGTCCATTTTAGCATCAATATCATCATATATTTTCTCTAAAGCAGGTAAATCTTCAATTTGATAGTCGTAGTCTGGGTCATATGTTTTAAGGGCTTTTGATTGTTTATTAGCACCTTTAGCACCTCTTTCTTTGATTTGGACGCCTGCTAAAACAAAATCAGGTCTTAGTTCCTTTGCTCTGGTTAGTCTATTAGGTGCTTTAAGTTTAGCCTTATTTTCAAATAATTTTTTACGGGATATTGTATATTTACCCCACAATAAAACTTTATTAGCGTTTATTGCTTCATCTTCTGTAGCGTATCTGAACCCTTTCTTTAATGGTACGTTCATATATTCAATTTTTTCAACTTCTGGTTTTATTTTCTTTGGAGGCATCTGTAGTATATATATATAAATATACTTATAATTTTAAGCCAATTTTTTATAAAAAAGAAATATACGGTTAATGTCTAATGATTAACAATATTATAAAAATATGTGTTCAAAGTGTATGTAAGCCGTAAATTGTAGTTTACAAACTTTCCCTAGAAAATACCAATTCATAGGGGTTTTATGAAATCACAAATTTACGGTAAATACATCGTTAGCACCATATTTTATGTATATTTCTACTTTTATAAATAATCTATAAATTCTATAATTAGTATATAGTTTATACATATAGAAATATACATATAAAACTATGTTTAAAATAAGATAATACAATATTATATTATTATGTTATCTGAGGTCTTCTGGTCATTTTTTATAACGTCTATTGTTGGGTTTCTTGTCGTAGTGGGTAGAATGATGTATAAATCAAAATGTAGAGAATTTTCATTCTGTTGTTTTAAAATAATCAGAGATGTTAATTTAGAGGCAGAAATAGACGAGGAAATGATAGGAAATGGTATAAATCCAGCCGATAGTTCAAAGGATTTAAAACAGCATACAAAGGCACCTTTACCGATATTACCAATGATAAGGTACGATAAGGAAGAGACTAAGGATGTCGTATAAACGTAACGGGGAAATATCCAAAATCCATTTTCATTCTTGTCTTTAATAAATAATCGTCTTGTACATCTACTATAATGTCGTGTACGTCGGTTTCCATATAAGCGTCTCTAAATTCGTCCAGTATATAAGTAAGTGGACGTTTAGTGACATAAACTAATTTTTTAATTTCTTCTTCTCGTCGCCTGAACGCTCCGATTGGATGTAATCCTTTAAGATATAGTCGTATCCAGTTATCTGTATTTTTTGCATTTTTGTATAACATATTTATATATACTATATAGTATATATATAATTTTAAAATAAAATAATTTAAGTGAAATTTGTAAAATCAAGACAGGCTAAAGTAGGTGTCAAAATCGTACCTTCGCAACGCCAAGTACTACCAGTGCCTATTTGAGTATTACCAGCCAAGTTATTAACTTGTAAGACAGTACCGCTAGAAATATTTTTATTAATATTTCTGTTAGCCGCCCCTCCTTGTATGTAGATATTGAATTTAGCATTTACAATTGCATTTTGAAACACTATACCTGTAATATTTGCCGTAAATGATGCTGAGGGTAAAATGAATTCATTCAACGACAAATTGTTTAAGTTGAGTGTAAGGATACCAGCCACAGGGGCTAAAGTAATTTGAGCAACAGGTAAAACAATACCAGCAGATATAGTCGCAATACCAGACGATACATTTAAACCACCCGTACCAGACACAGTTAATGAAGATGCATTTAATAGACCAGTTGATGGATTGTAACTTAATAATGGTGCAATCGTATCATCACAGAATAACAAATTAGAATTAGCCAATTTAGTAAACGTTAGAGGATATGATGCATTTGTGTTATCAGACGCAACAACAACCTTTGAAGCAGTACCTGTAATTATATTTGTAACTGATAAATCGGTACAAACTGCAGCCTTTAACGTTGATGTACCATTAGCAACACTCAATCCACCAGTACCGTTGATAGTAGCAAATCCGTTAACTGATAAATTAGATTGAGTTGATATCACACCAAGAGCAGAAACACTATTTAATGACGTCACACCCGATGCACTTAAAGTGGTAGTAGATACACCGCCGTTAAATGTACCTACAGCATTACTAACAGTTATACCATTATTAGCACTAAGTAAAGCACCAACCGACAATGCCCCATTATCCACAATACTACTGACAGTTAAAACACCAGATATTAAAGTATCTTGAAGGGTTGAATTACCAGCAGTAACAGTAACACCAGCCGACGCACTAAGACCAGCGAAACTACCAGTAACAGCCGTAACATTTTGAAATGATGACGGTCCCGATGCAGTATAACCAGTTGACGAACAAGCCATTAAAGATGTCGCCCCCGAACTGACTGTTAAACCCGCAGACCCACTAATAAGACCAGACGCAGATATAGCAGGTACAACAACCGCCGAACTGAAGGTCTTTGCACCGCTAAAGGTTTGTACTCCTGATAACAAAGCGTTATTTGAACTTAATGCACCATCAGGTATAGACGCACTTGAAATACTTGCACCGCTCATAACTGGAGGACTAGAAAATGTCTTAATACCTGCTATACTTTGAGCAGATGATAAGTCAACATATCCATTGCTAACCTCTGATTGATTGATAGTACCAGCGGGTAATGTAACATCACCATTGACCACTAAACTACCGTTAAACGATGCTAAACCACTGACAGTTAAAGTACCAGTGTTAACCTCGCTAATAGCAATTTCTACACCTGCCAAGAAAGACGGTACGGCGTCAAAGGTTGCTTTGCCTGTAAAACGAGATGTACCAGCAACAGTTAAACTACCACTGTCAACGATACCGGCAATCGTTTGAGGCACAGTAAAATTATTATTAACTAAACCAATATTAGATAC